ATTTTCAGTCAATTTTTGGCTGAAAGCAAGCGTTCACCATCTGGCAACTTTTGGTCTGCACTTGGATTAGGCCCTTTAAAAGGGGGCATGAACAAGTTGGCCACTCTGCTGAGTCATTATGAGTGTCACTCCGCAGATGGCGACGCCTGGGAGACCACACAATCATATGAAGCCATCCTCACTATGGGTGAGTGTATAGCTGAAGCTTGGTCACTCACAGGCCGCCATAAAGAACAGTTTATGGCCCTCATACGTCAAGAGGCAGAGAGTTGGGTTTTGGATATAGAAGGTAATTTCTTTGTCAAACATGGCTGCAATGGTTCTGGCAACTTTCTCACCTCCATGCTTAACACAGTCTTTAATATGTGGGTGCACATTTATGGTATACTTTGTCAGCGACACTACACCACCATTGATGCCATGATGTTGCATTTTTCAATGTATCTTCTCGGTGATGACGAAATATTGATTAATCGAGTTGAGTTTGACCGGGCCGCCTTTTATCATTCCGCTTATATGGCTTTTGGTCTCACTTATACACCGGGTCCTGAAGGTGATTTCACACATCATACCTTCTATAATATGAATTTTCATTATGACGATGAGATCAAACAATGGCTACCCAAGCTCAATTGTGATAAAGCACACGCCACGCTTAATTCCTACACAGAACCCGACAAAGTGGGTCAGCGTGCGTACTCTATTGCCTTCCTTTCTTATGCGGATGCCGAATGGCACAATCATTTTTGCAAGTTTTTGACTTTTTTAGGTCTACAACCCCCACCCAAGGCAGTTACGCTAGCCATTATGACTGGTAAAACCTCGTTTTTTGGCTATAACAACAAACTTGAGACAAGCCAATGGCACCGTACACTTGGAAAATTTTATGAACCAGAAACATACACATGGCTCGGCGATTTCGTGCCATCCACGCAGCTGGGAGATCGCCCGGGCTACGTATCCGCAGCCGTAAGGCATTCTAAACAACTAGAAACGGATTTCATAAAAGATTTTGGTGAAGGTGCCAAACAGCAATTAGACGACTTGTACGAAGTTTTTATGTCCAAAGAGTCTGAACGAAAATATGGCCGCAGCTCCCGAATTGCTTCAGGCATCGCAGGCGCTGTTGCAGCTCCAATCGTCGCCGGCAGTGCGGCGATTGCCGGGGGCCTCCGAGCGGCTAGCCGCATCAAATCGCGCGCACCAACGCTCCGCGGTTTTAAAACCACCACGGCCCGTCCCCAAGGACGTGCTAGTCGTGTGCGACGTGCTCGTAAGGCGGTCCGTGCGGTTAGCGCACTCATCGGCCGACGCAAAGCCCGTCGTAACCCAATTGCCCGATCAATTCGCCGAGGTTTCAAGACACGTGCTGCGGCATCCTCTATCGCACGCCAATTTGGCGACAGGATGCGAGGCCCACCCGTTGCCCTCAATCGTGGACTTGGTCCGTCGAAGTTTTCCATGTCGATGTCAGGAACAGGACGTAACCAAGTCGCGCTCATTACGGGGCGCGATTACCTTGGCACCATAACTAACCAAGACAATACAGTTGGTGTCTCATTGTTGAAAGATTTGTTCCCCAGTGATGGTGGTGGTGTCTTGCTTAATCCTGAATCTGTTGGCGGCGCTCGAGTCGCCATAGCCGGTAATCTTTTTGAACAATTTCGATTCCGCCATATTTCATTCACTTTCACAGAAGCTTCAGGTACTAACACTGTCGGTAATGTTGCCGGCTGGGTTGATCCCGACCCCACTGATTACGTTTCTTCCAATGAGGCAGGCATCAAGGCTGGTTCCACACACATGTCTTTTAAGACCACTCCGGTTTGGCGAGAATGTACTTGGACTGCTGATCCCAAAGCGCGGAATGAAGAAGAATTGTGGATCCGGTCTTCCGATGTGGGAGACGCCTCATTACGTCTATCCAATCAGGGTCGTTTTGAGATGCGCCTCGAGGTGCCCACAGACAAAGCCCCTTTTACCAAGATTGGTTCTTTGCATATGAATTACATCTTGGAGATGCGGAAGCCTACTGTTAATTTGCCTTATTATGGTTCCAGTGATCAGTACACCTTCTCTTTACCAACTGGTAACCCGCCGCAAAGTTATGCTGAAGTTTTTAACCCCGCCTCAGCTGGCTTTACACTTCAAGCGGACACTGGCAATTCTGGCGCCACTGAGGCGTTTGCCACCACACTCAACACCGGGGGTGGGGCACACACACACCTTGCCAATTTCTATTTGCCACCAGGTGTCTGGCAGATAAATTATAATATGCTTGGGGTCAACGTCGGTGACTCTGACATTTTAGGGATAGGCACCAAAACCATGACCTATGGCCTTGGTGCCATTGTTGCCACCACTGAGTCTTTGTCTGACATCATCTGGGACTCCGTTGGTACACAGTATTATGGCTTCCAAGACCTCTCTCTTTCTGCACCTGATAACAACAATGTCTCTTACACCAGCCCTGCTGGCGTTTATTGGCTCAATGAGGCCGGCACGGGCGCCATCAATGCTTTGTCAGGATTCAACGGCACCCGCATTGTTGTCCCTGCTAACGGCCAAGATTTTTACCTCGCCTTCTTCCCTTCGGCGATTGCTTCTGATGTAGGTGGTACTGTCAAGGCCGGTGTGACCAAAAACACCGGCTCTATCACTTTGTACACACCGTCAGACACTTCTACCGTCAAAGCCTCTGTTACCTTCACTCTGACTTTTGTTCGTCCCACTCGTGCTGAATCACTGAGTCTCATACCCACTCAGCTGACAGCCGATCCACGTTTCACCAGCGTCGATGAACGTCTGAAATACCTGGAGTCACTTGTGGAACGAGCACACCCTCGTGGCCTTGCCGCAGCTTCTCGTGCTGGTGCAGCTGCCCCACCGGCCCCCAAGAGTGAAAGCAAAGAGCCCATCTCTGATGGCGAAGAACCATCTGAAGAGGTTTTGAAGGTTGCAAAACAGTTGTCAAAGCTTTTAGTCTTGGACTAATCTTTGGCCATGCACCTCTGTTCTCAACGCCCTGGTTGAGTTTTTATGGTTGCTAATTCAAATAGCTAAAAGTTCTTTTTTCTTTATGCCCAATTGAAAATTTGGAGTCATACGCCGGCTAATTACCGAGGGTACAAACA